CACCCTGATTATTGATAAAATAGAATTAATGTTTTCATTAGTCCGATGGTTAATAGCGTACAAAAAAAGCTTGGTTACCGGGATGTAATTTACAACGTTAAGACTGAGAAGTTTGTAACGGGTGCGCCTGGCGATAACTATCGGGACCTTGAAATTAAAGCTGGCATCGAAAGTGGCGGTACAGATGACCGACCCGGTGAGCCAGAAACAGGTGAATTATTTTTTGATATTGATCTGAATCAACTGCTTGTTTGGAACGGTACTGAGTGGGAACAAGTTGGTGGTATTGGTAGTGGTGGTACAGATGATCGGCCTAGCACTCCTGATACCGGTGATCTTTACTTCGACGTTGACTTGAATCAGCTGGTCGTATGGAACGGCAGTGACTGGGAACCTGTTGGTGGTTCAGCAGTCAAGGTTCCTAGTGGACCTTCAGCAGATAGACCTGATCCAGCAGAAGAAGGCAACCTCTATTACGACAACGGCATTGACACCTTGATGGTGTATCACAACGGTGGTTGGGTGCCTGCTGCTCCTGATGACATCGCAGTACTTGAAGAGATTGTGCTGCAAGACAAGGTCACATCAGCTGAAGTTGTTATTTCGGTACGTGACGGTGCACTTGTCGTAACAGATCCGTTCACCGAATCAGTACAAGAGATTGACCTGGGAGGTACAACACCTGACCCAGGCAACATGCGTAATGTATTTATCAACGGTGCTGGCCGTTACGCAGTTGGACAGAACACGCTGCTGAATACCAACGGCTTGATCACACTTGAATACATCAACAGCCCCGGTCAGTTCTTTGTCATCGATGACATTAGTGCTGGTGGCTTTGGTCAAGGCGACCGTCAAGGCTTCGGCCTTGTTGCTGAAGATATTGTTGACGGCAGCAACCTTCGTGGTGGCCTTGCTCCACTGTCAACTGGTAACTCCGGTGGCTGGTCTTGGCAATACACTTGGTATTACGTGGGTGGCTTACCTTACGGTTGGACGGGATACACCACCACTAACCAAACTCCAGGGGGTTCAAGTGGTGCTCCTACCGGTGATTTCGGTGGTCAGACAACTAACCGTCAGTGGTGGGACCTTTGTGGCAGAGCAGGTGTAGGACGCCGGCTCCGTACTGGTATTGCTAACGGTCCTCTGACAGATCAAGCCGGCCGAGACTTCACCAATCGTCTGGTGATTCAACTGTATGTCTATCAGGAGATGCTTGATCACCCTGATGCGGCATCACTACTGCCCGCCAACGTCATTAGCAATGGTGCTGGTTGGTACACGCAGTCTGCTTCTAATGGTGAATACGAGAACTTAGGTCAGTTCCCTAACGGTAAAGACAAAGGCTACCGCTTCCGGTGGTCAACCTTTGGCAACACTGTTCTTGGCCAACTGCCTTATGTGACTGGTGTTTCTGACAATGATCAGATTACTTCTGCTTCCGGTCAAACCCACTACGTGGTCTATGACTGTGCCGCTAATGATAAGACTGCAGCAAACTCCGTGCTTGCTAGTGGAGTAATTGGTCCGCACAACAGGCTGTATCCTCAAGGCACAACTATTGATGTGCTTCAGTTTGAACAGCCCTATGACTTCCCGAATGGAACTGACTCCGCAGATGTATTTGAACTGAAGTACACATACGTGGGACCGGTACAAGCCAGCCCTCTGTTTATTGACTATCCAATCACAACAGTTGAAGAAATTACTGAGGCTGGTATTTCAGTAGCACCTCTACAGAAATTACATGATGGTGTTTGCGAAGAGATCCGTAACGCAGTGACTGCTTACTATTTGATTCGTGACTTTGACTTCACAGATACAGCTCTTGTGAATGCAAAACTTGCAGACGCAATGATAGCTTCTCTTGGAGGTCAGCTGATTAATACCTATGACGCAGTCACAGCTACACCTGCTGATGATAATGCACCAGAAGGTAGTCAAGGTGACGTACTCTTCCCGCAAGCATTGAAGGACGCAATCCTTCAGAAGCTCGCACTCTGGATGGCAACACTGCCTGATAACTAATGAGTAGCATCGTAATAAAAGGTTGGCGCGTTCAAAAAATTGAAGGCGATGACTTTACGTACGTACCGCCTGAGTACCATCCAACCTATTGGGAAGTTCCTAAGTGGTGGTACAAAGGTGACCGTACTGTATACACGAGTTGTATGCGAGTCGATGGACCCAAGGAAAGCACACTGTATCTCGACGGCATTACACCGTTGATGCAAGTAACAGTCACTTGGGACGGTGACAATACCTTAGACTTCAGTGACATTAGGAGCATGACCCGTGCTCGTATCTGTGCTACATCTGATCTAGCTGCTGTAAGTGCTGGTACATCAGATGAGTATATAGATATTCAGTTTACAGGTGGCGAGCTATACAGAGTTGTCTATGATAATTACTTCGGTCCTGATATACAGGAGCCATTACAAAGGGATGTCAACCCCGAGTGGGTCAATGGAATTGGATCTTACCCTACCTATACAGATCCCATCCCGTTCATAACTGGAACATATATAGGTGGAGTTGAGCCTGTGACTTATGAAGTTAGGCACAAAGAGCTTATAGGTAAGAACTGGGTTACACCTACAGATTTTTCTCCTCAAACAAATACCCCTACAGAGAGGACTATTACTCTAGATCCAAAAACAAAAACTACAACAATCCACATCGAAACAAAAGCAACTGATGCTGACGGTGCAGTTGTCTATAACAATGGACCTTACTTAGATGTAAATAATCCTATACCTACTATTACAGCAGACCCTACGCTTTCATTACGTAATAACTATGAAGTAGGGCAGGTGCTTACTGGCTATGCTGGTGATTACGTAGGAGGTTTACCGGATGCTACGGCACGTTGCAGGTGGCAGTTCCGTTCTGATGTATCACAAAGTTGGAGTGGCGGCAGTTGGGTTCAAGACGTAAGTTTCTTACAAGAAATAGTCAGCCCTTCTGTACCCGCAGGAACAGTTCAAGCCAGACTTCAGTATCAAATCGTAGAGCCATCAACAGATAATGGGACTGGCCCTAGAAATACCAACAGAGCAGCAGAGCGAGACATTCGAGAAGCATAAAAAAAGACCCGGTGTTAACCGGGATCTTTGTCTAGTAATTGTTCGAGTCGTTCTCGTTCAAGATCAACGTACATAACTTCCTCTCCTACAGCAGGCGCTTCAGGATGTTTGCGCGGTCTAGCACCCCAGTAAATTGACTTAAGGTTGTAGTACATAAGCGCAAACGCACCTCCTGCTATTGCTGCGAAACAAATAAAGTAGAGGATTACAAACATCAATCGAACTTTTTATTTGACGTACTCAATACCACGATAAATAAAGACACCATGTACATCGCTAGGTACCCCGACATTGATAGTAGGGACACCGCGATAGCGGGTCTCATGCAGCTGAGCACGGTCAAGCTCCTTTTGAGCACGACGCAGTTCGTTACGAGCATTTTGAATTGCCCTTGCTTCGATGTTAGTCATTGGAAACCTCCAGTAAGTGAATGTTTCCCGTTCCTTCGGACTCTGTCCTACTTGCGTCCCCTCTGTGGGGATGAACGTATATTTTATTTTAGTAGTTAAGACCTGCCATAGAGACGATCTAACTTCCTTTTTTGTTCGGCTACCCGTAATTCTTCAGGAGAATGTACAGGCCAACGATTAAAACGCAGGCAGCGAATGTATGTAAACCACCATTGTTTCATACCTTAATAGTATTAAATTTTTGGGGTTCATGGCGAACATAGTAATAGATATAATTGGGGTAAAAGTATAATTGTGCTGTGGATTTTCTAAATAAAATTAATGAAGCAGGCACTGCTCTAGTAGATTCTGTAAACGAGAAAGCTACCAGTGCTCTTGATACATTAAATCAAGCAGTTGTTGATAACGCTGGTAAAGTTCAAGAGTTTGGCGGAAGGGTATTAAGGAAAGCTGGTCAAGCTGTCTCACCAATTCCAGCTGTAGCTGAGCTAATAAAACCAGTTGCAGGAGCCGTTGAACAGTACGTTGAAGAGATTCCTGAGCGAGGGGCAATCCCTTTTTTACCTTCAGCAATAAGTCCTCAGGTAAGGACTGGAGCTGGATACGTTAAATCACTGGCTGGTCCCTTAGGTAGACCTATTAGGATTTTAGACAACCCTGGATCTAGTGATTTCTATCAGCAAACTGTTGATGCAGGTACCTACGATCCAAGTGCAGGTACAGTAACCTTTAATCAAAACATCAAAGATCAAGATGAATACGAAAGATTAGGTAGCAATACAAGCAACAAAGACTTTGGAAGATATGTAGGTAACGTAGATGGAGAAGGTACCGTTACTATTGATTCTGATAGCTACGGCACAAACGATCCGGCAGAGCTTCAGTTCTATAGATTTAGGGAAGGGTTAAATAATCCAGACGATCAAGAACCTATAGGCCCAGTGGGGCGTGCTGTTGGCGGATTAGCTGGAGTACACCGTACCTTTGAAGACTTAGGTTGGACTAATCCTCAACCTTTTGGGACGAAGGTGAAGGTTGGCGAGTTGAAGCTAGACCCGTAAGGGCTACAACAGAAATCAAATTAGCCATAAGAATGGTGTGCACATTGCCCCAAGCGTTAATGCGGTGGCGCAGTTCAATCTTGGTGTTTCCTGACTGAACCGCCGTTTCAAGCTGTGCCATATCTTTTAGGTACCATTGAGCACCATAGACAGACATGCCTAGTCCGTAGACAAAGGCAATAGAAAGTAGAAAGTTTTTCATAGTTAGATTAGTGAGTAGCTGCCCAGTTGTCACCATGATCTGCGGCAGCAGTAATGGGAACACGGAAGTTGTAGTAGTCACCAGCAACAGGAGCTGCTGCTTCTAGTAGTGACTTAACTCGATCGACCTCAGCAGGTACAACAGACAACTGCACCTCGTCGTGTACGTACGCACAACGGGTGTAGTCAACGTCATATGTAAGCCCTGCATCGTCGATCATCTGTTGACCGACTAGCACCCAGCGCTTGCTAAGGATAGCCCCAGCAGACTGAAGGAGATAATTGAGGCTTGCATGCTCAGCTTTACAGAAGATAGGACGACCATCAAGGCCACGAAGACGGCCAGCACTACGTACTTTGAGTTTGACTGCATCGATTAATGGCTCAAGACCAGGGATTGCGTCGAGGAACTTGCGCCTAAGTTCTCCACCGAGAGTCTTCTTTTGTGCGTCAGATAACTCAGGATGTAATGAGTGGCCAAGCTTTGCGTCACCAGCCCCATAAATAAAAGCATAAGTGATAGTCTTGACTTCTTTACGAGTACAGCCAACACGATCAGCATTTTGCTGGTGTATATCACCATGGAGTACAACGTCAGCAAATGAACCATTGTCATACCTAGATAGATAATGCCCAAGCGCTCGAAGTTCTAAGCCTTCTAGGTCAGCGCCAACCATCACCATGCCTGGGTGGGGAACGAACAGCTGCCGTGCCCATGGTGCACTGACAACTTGACCTAAGTTCGGACCACGATGTGCGTTCCGTCCAGTCTGTGTTGACAATGTGCAGCTGTGATGGATACATCCATCTTCCTCAATTGTATTTAGCCAACTGTTAGCGCCCTCAGATAATTGACCTAACCACTTCTGTAGCGTCAATAACCTAATAAACATTTCACATTCTTGATGCAGCATTGTCTGGCCTTGCTGCAGTGCAATGTCTCGCATCTCACTGAGTGTAGCCTCGTCAACCTTAGGCTTACCAGTGTCAGTCACCTTAGTGAACCTGGCCTGCCTGAAGTTCTGTAAGGCCCATGCAATGTGCTGCCTACTGGTTGGGTTGAACTCCAGTAGATGGGTCATTGGAGCGCCTGCATGGTGCCCCTTAGTGCCGTTCTTGCGCTTAGGTGTGAACACTTTGCCAGGCACATAGATGAAGCGAGACTTGATTGTGGATTCAATTGTCTCCACCTCTTCCATCAGCTCTGCCTTGACACGTTCAGCAGCATCAGCATCGAAACGAAAGCCACTAGCTTCTTGCTGTGCCATCAATGTGGCAAGCTCCATCTCAAGTGATACGTAATCAAGCATTGTCGTAGTCCTCAATAAGTGTGTAGCCGGGGTTCTCCCTTGTAATCTTTGACTTCATCCACGCATGGAACGATGGTGGATTGAGTTGTCGTGTAATAGTTATAGTCTTTTTCTTATGATCAATCTTCATTGCTTTAGCTTTAGGCATAGTCAGACATTCTCCGCTGAAGTAATTGAAATAATCTTGTAGTTACAAGCGTGTCTTGGATGCAATAGTCGAGCATCTCTGGTGTGTAAGTAGACCAGTCATTGCTGTCTGACTTACCGAAGTCTCCCTTGAAGCACTTAAGTCTGTAGCCCCATGCTTCTAAGCTATGCCGCCCATACAGGCGTTGTGGCATACCAGAAGGGCGAATTTCGTAATCGCGCTCAATGATACTGGGATAGTAAAGGCGAGACAAAACCAAGGTATCAATGATTTCACCTTGAGGATTAAAGTCCTCGTGCTGCTCTTTGATGAGTGGGATGTCATAGTTAATAATATTGTGGCCGATGAGTGCATCAGCTTTTTCTAGTTGCTTGACGCCTTGAATAACTGCACGATCTGGCTTGTAGTCAAAGACAATTGGTTCATCCACTTGTCCCATGTCACGCATGACAATGCAATGGATAGTGGAGCCACGGCGCAGAAGGCCAGTTGATTCAAGGTCAAACAGAAGTTGAGTCGTCATGTATTTCGTCGATAGTTTTGGGATCGTATTCGTCTTGCTCGTACGGGTTCTCCGTATAGAGTTCAGGATCAGGAATATCTTGATCTTTTTTGCTTACAGCAAATCTTGGGTCTTCGTTTTCGTATATGGATTCAACCGCCATGCAAAGCTCACGAGCTAAGCGTGCTGCACGACGGAATTCATCTTTGTAATAAGGTTGCCACTCTCTTGCTAGCACAACGATCTTCTGGATACCCATGAGGTAACACTGAAAGATCGAGGCAGAAAATGGATACACAGTTGTGTAGACGACACTGCCAGTGAGTGGTGTGCCGTTCTTTGAAGCACATGCAATGGCGTAGGTGAGTGCATCGATCTCTACCTTTGAGTCAGTACAGAGTGCACGTCCATCGCCAACGATTTCACGGTCACGGACAATGACGCAACCACCTTCCGGCATGTTCGGATTGGTAGAAGCTTTGCCAACTAACTTGGCAATGTCCATGAAGTATCGTTCTTTGTTCTTGATATAAGTTGGGTCACCTTTAGGGCTTGGCATATCCACATATTGATACCTACAGTCCTATATTAGGTAGTGAAACATAGTAATGCGACTACAAAAAATGGACGATACCATTAGTTTTAATGATGGCAATATCAAATTTTCATCAGACGATGACAAAGCATGGTCTGATTGGTACTCACCTTCAGAGTTTTTCTCTCGCAACGATGGTGTTGCTGGTGGCTTAGGCATTGATGCAGCACCCAATGGAGATGTTATTTTCTTAGGAGACTACAAAGGTAATGAAGATAATGTAGAGCATCCGTTCCATTACACACAGGGTACGCAAGAAGCCAACGACATTATTGAAGAGGCTATGGCAGAAGAACCTGGACCTAAGGCAGGATTCCTGCAAGGCCAAGTGCTTAAGTACATGCTTAGGTTGTGGCTTAAGGCTGACGCTAAGGAGGATGCAGAAAAAGCACGTTGGTATTTAAACCGTCTTATAGATTCGTTAAACTGATAAAGCCGCTGGTAAGCGGCCTAACTGCTAGCAGCGTTGGAAGAATAGATAATTGCCGCGTAGGTCCAGTGTCTCATGAGGCTGTATGTGCGGTGATAATTTCTCGTATGTGTAGGGTAGGTCGTAAGTGAAGTGATTAAAGTAAACAGAGATACCTTTATTAAGTTCAGGTCGAGCTGGTACGTACCACTCTTTGATAACTAAACACTCCCACGGCTCTAGTCCTTGGGACACCCAACTGTTCAGTTCCTCTAGGCGCTGAGCAGTTTTTATTATGTGCTGCTCTTCAGCTTGGTTCTTAGGCAGATGTATTTCATTGGAGCAGAGCAAGGCATGCTTCCACATGAGTGTTCCGTCACGTTGAATCAGTCTGCAAGGATGCACGTTAGCTCCAGAGGGTAAGGGATAGAAGGTTTCTTTACTGATGTGCTTGCTCATACTTCACCTCGATGCTCAGTGAAATACTCAAGATCTTTAGCCCAGTTGTCACCTGCATATTCGTTATAAATAATCCTACCTACATCACGGAAGGTACTGTAAAACAGAGTGACCTTATCGATATCGTTAATGGTTTCATCTAGTGGTGGTCCGTACAGAAGGAAGTTCCAGCTGCTAGGACAGACAGATTCAAACCCAGTAGGTGTGGCTCGGAGCTGCTTGACCCTACGGAATGGGATACACATTGGGTAGTCCCATACAACAGGGGCAGCACGTAGCAGTTCACTTGCACTGGTGAAGTACACAAACGATTTGATGTAGCCGTTGCGGTACTCACTAATGGTTTTGTTTAACCAGATACGTGAGTTACGAACAGCTCCCTTAGGAGCAACCCAACAGTTGCCATGCCAATGTTCATGCAGGGGATTGACTTCTATAGAAGGAATAGAAGTACTGTCCACAAGTACCTGCTGAACGGGATCAGAAGTAGGGTCATAATCAATAGACCCCATAACAGTTCTTGCACGTTCTATTAGTTGCGGCGTTGGATATAGCGGGAGTTTTAAACCTGCTGTCTTTAGTTTATCCTGTAAATTCTGCTGCGAGCGCTCGGAGGCTTTCTTGGCTCCTACCTGCTTCGATAGCAAATGTTCTTGTTCCAGCATCACTGATCAATGTAATTAGTACGTTTTGAGACCAGTCATTTTCGTCTATCTCCTCCATGATTCCACGGAGAAACTCAAGTACTTCAGTGTCTTCTTCACGCTCTGCTACAGCAATGTCGAACTCAATAGAGTGACCCGACATAAATGTAGTTGAGTCGTTCATAAGATTGATAACCAACGTACCAGCACCAGACTTTTCGACACCTGTAATAGCGATGTCAACTAAGTCGGAAAGGATTAACTCAGCAGTGGCCAACAGGAACTGCTGCTCTTGCTCCTTTTCTTTGCCGAACTTTTTACTAGCAATGAGCTTTTGTATAAGATCAGTTCTTCTAGACATAGGTAAATGACTCTGTAATTAGGATAAGTAATTTAAAATTCTTCCGTGGGGTTTTCTTGATTATCATTGGGCTCTTGATACTCAGTGTCTTCATCTGGTGTCAGCTGATTAACATGCCTGCCTGCAAGAATGTCAGTCATGACAGCTTCAAAACGATCGCCATAACTGGTGTCTGGATCAAACAGGAGGTCAGCACGTTCGTCAATCAGCTCTTGCTCAAGGGCTCTAGCTTCTTGCTTGAGTGCTTCCTCCATTACAAACTCAGCAACCTGTTGCTTGAGTGTGTGGAGTTGGCAAGCTAGCTCGAAGCTTTCCAGGTACGAGTCATGATCGACAAATACCCCGACGCGCTGCGGTATAAGATGAAAAGGATTGCAGCAATACTTATTGCCACAAGTTGATTTAACACCAGTAAATCCAAGATCACCCCACGTGTACCACATCGCAACTCGTTGCGGATGATGTTGTGTTGATGATGAGATCCCATGTCGTCGCCATGCAAACTGTGGTTGCTTGGTCCTGTTATTGATACATCCAGCCCAGTTCCAGCACTCGTCTGGTTGTCCGATCTCTACTTGTGACCAGAACTTAAGTGCTCTGCGCCGTTCACGCTTGAGCATTCTGTCTACATCGAAAGAGATACGCCCTTCACGTGCAGATGCAACACATCTAACACATGCCTGATGACTATCGTATCGCATTGAGTGAGAACTAAACTGACCTAAAGAGTGGCCGGTGTAGATACAAAGCTCTCCTTGCTCAGCAGTATTGGACATCGTTTGATTCCGTCTGCCGTATGCGTGTCCGCCACGCCTCTTAGTCGGTTGTGCCTCACTCACAGTTCATTCTCCTGACGTTTGTGCGTACCTCCATGTGCTGGAAACTGTTCTTCAGTAGGGAGCAAATCCAGTTGAGTATGGATCATGTATTCATATCTTGTACTGTTCTCGTATTTAATACGAACCAGTTTGGAGCGTGGTGTGTAGTACTCAGGTCTACCAACCACAAGGGCAGTCATATCGTTTGATTTAATACGAACGCGCTGCCCAATCTGAATGTCTTTTGCAAGCATTATTTTATTCCTTTACTTAACTATGAGTGTAGTGAAATATGTAGTGTGATGTGAGTTAAAAGTCGTTCAAGATGTTGTCTTCAGTGAGAGGATCATCTTTAGGACGTTGCCATACACGAACAGACTTACGCTTACCTGTAGCTTCATCTTTACGGGTGGTGACTAGTCGTCTCCAACCCATGGACTGCAGCACATCAGCAACACGACGTGACTCACGCCTGCCTTGCTGACGAGGGTCAAGCTCTAGTGCATGTGACAGGACGTCAGCAGCAGTGACCTCTTCACGGATAGCTACGTAGCCACCGATCTTGTCCATCCAAGGATCAGGATCACCGAACTCCTGGATGTACTCAGAGATCTGAGCAATCTCACCGGAGTTAAATTCGTATGGCTGATCATCTCTGTAGGCACGCACGGCTGCTGCCCACATGCTGTCCCGCTCTTGAGCTAGTTGTCTCCAAGGGATCTGGAATCCTGCACCGATTTCAAGTGGAACAAATCTCCTGTTGCCGGTGCTATCAACCAGAAACTGGTTCCTATTAGTAGTACCAATAAGGACAAACCTGCGAGGAAGTTTGCTAGGGAGCGAAGCATAAGGGAAACGTACTTCATCAACACGACTGGTGATTAGGTTCTTAAAGTTCTCAATGTTCCTGACGTTGAAGAAGTTATCAATCTCAGGTAACTCTAGTAACCATGCTACGTGAAGTCTGTACTGTTCCTTCATCAAAGTTTCTATTGGAGTAGTTACTTCGGCAAAGAGATCTTGGGGTACTAGTGACCGTGAGAACATGGACTTACCTACACCCTGTGCACCCACGAGGATGGGTAGCCAGGACATAGAGCAGCCAGGGTTGTAAGCACGGGCTACAGCACCAATCATCATCCGCTGCATAGCCAGAGTGGCAATGCTGTGCCTGTTACCTAGGAAGACTTCACCGATGTTGTCCCAGTTGGGATGGGGCAGTGCGTGTGAAGCACAGTGATCTAGGTAACGACGGATGGGACAGTAGTTATTCTTCTGTGCTGCGTACTGAATAGCAGATTTGATACGAGGCTCAGGGATGAACACACCGTTCTCACAAGCGAGACGTGTAGTCATCAGGTCAAGGTCATTACCCTGAAGGACAATGGTCTTGCCTGATGCATCGGTGTACTCAATAGAGCCAGTGAGTTCGTTCTTACGTAGGTCAACGAGGATCTCTTTGACTTTGTCTACGTCAGCCTCACGTTCTTTAGCGGCGTCATCATTAGTCCGCTTAGGTCTGCCACGACGCTTGACTTGTTGAGCATCGGGCAATGGTTCAAGTTCGATTACGTTATCCATAGTCTCCTTATTATGTGAAATTACATCATCAAAGCTGGCGAGCGGGTCAGTCTCGTTGTAACCAACGGCTGTACCTGATGCTCTAAACCTAAGCTCACTTGGCAGCTTAGATGTCCAACTAGGATCTTGCTTCTTAGCAAGTGAGTACAGTGTAGTGGGGCCAGAGAAGTTACCGAGACCTTTCCATTTGAATGGCATAATGTTCTCAGGCTTCTCTCCGTGGTGACCACGAAGCACCCATGTTTCCCAGCTGGTGAACACTGCTTCACCAATGCCTGCACAGGCAGCTAGGACAGGCACGTAGTAACTCTCATACTCACCGTCTTCAGATGGCCTTAGAAAGGTTTCTAGGAGCCACTGGCAGCGTTGTATGTCTAGCTCTGTAGTGTCAGACTTAGTAAAGTCTGTAGCTTCTACGTAGTCAATATCATTGAGCAGGAAGTCAGGTACTGGCTCATACTCTTTGTTGACATCAACGATTGCTTTTGTATTGCCATACCACAGCCGCTCAGGCTTTTGTCCGCAGTTATCAGCAAGCTCTGGAAGCTCTAGCTCAGCAAGCAGACGATTGACAATCAACCAGTAGGCACCTTTGTGCTGACTAGTAGAAGTAAGTTCTATTGATAGTGGGAAAATGGCACGGAATCTGTGCTCTTCTTCTGTGTGGCTAGAAGATGTATAGGTAGCAGCACACCAAGCACGAGCAGTGTCTGTCTGCCAGAAGCGAGCAAGTGTTGTATCACCATCGAAGTCGATGACTACAACGTTGCTACCACTAGCATTCTCTGCTTTGCGATGGCGGTCAATGAAATGGGTAGCAGTCCAGCCGTAGCCTTGGCTAACCCATCCCAGAAGCCAACTAATATCTTCAGCAATGTTCAGCCAATCATGCGCTGGCTGGCTCTCTTTGTTCTTGCAGTTCTTGTTTACTGCTATTTTCAGTTTCATCAGGATATAGTTCGTGGAATTGTGTACAACGTTTGATGAACCGTGACTCGTACAGGTCCATCTGATCACTATCGATAAAGATTGCTTGGCTAGTTTCCGGCGTGGAAACAATGATCAAGGCAACATCACAATGGTAACCAGTACGCTCTTCTAATGCCAGCCGGTATGCCGCCATTTGCTGAGCGCATTTCTGAAATTTTCTAAAGCCGCCGAAGCCGACTCGATCACCACGCGCAGGAAAAGTTGAACAATAAGGTGCGTTACTCGTCTTAAAGTCAGCGATAACCCGTACGCCTCCGATCTCACCAATGAGATCAGGACAACCGGCATAGAGATGTTCTGTACTCCATACGTACGCCACTTCTCTATCGTCGCTACGGAGATGGTTCCAATCAGGACGAAGAGGACGCTCGCTCCAGTGGATCTCGTCAAACCAGTCGAGGTATTGGCTAATGCCAGTCCAAAAAGGTTGATATTCATCAGGTACTCCTGGATCTAGGCCACGTAAATAGTTCTCACATCCCAAATGAATAGCCGAGCCGCGAGTTGATGCTTCCTCTAGCGCACCCGGATTATTCTTTTGCCATGTACGAAGTCCTGCCTTTGACTTTTCAGATTCAGTCGCGGACAGGACAGTAGTAACGGAGGGCATGTAGAGCCCTGAACAGAGATATTTACGATGACCAGCAGATGTTTGTATACGATAAGGCTGATCAGTCATAGTCAATAGTCTTCATTTAGTGTTTGTTGCGGTGCTTGCGCTTGGAAAGCTGCGCTTGCACTTGTAGGTTCGGTCTGGCTTTGAAACATGGCATACATCTGACCAACGGCTTGGCCGACAGCGTCTGTTACTTGGCCGACAGCATCTAGTTGCTGCCTCATTTGATCTACTTCTTGACGAAGCATGATCACGTGATCCATCAGGTTTGGTTGACGGACTGGTGGTGCAGGAGGTGCAGGTGGTGTAGGCGGAGCTACAGGAGCTTGAACTTCTGCTTGTTGCTTTGCACCAGCAATAATCTGTGCAATACGTGCCTGCATTTCAGGAGGCAGGCCCTCCATGTTTGGGTTAGTCATTAGAATTCTTCTTTAAGTTGACGTTGTACTACTTCACCTACAATCTGCTCAAAGGCAGACCGCAGTTCATACTCCAGGTCATCGCGTTCAGCTTTCGATCTGGTAACAGTGATGGTAGGTAAGGTGAGAGTGCACGTTGCTTCGTGCAATCCCAAATTATTTTTAGTAACAGATAGTTCGATCATTAAAATTCAGTGTCGTTAGTTTCTTCTACAGTTTTTCCTTTGGTAGTGGGAGCAACGTATGCTCCACGCTTGTCGGTTCCACTAGCAGGTAGACCTTTTTCGTCCACTTGCTTGCCATCAAAAGGATCCTTACCCGCAAAGAAGTTGGGTAGCCAGATGGATTCACGTTGAGACTTCCACTCTTTAACAACTTTGTCCGGCACCTTTCGTACCTTTGGAAGGATGCTGTATGTAGTTTCCAGACCAGTTCCTTTACGACTGATCTTAATTGAAAAATTAGCAAGGCCATCTTCTGTCCATGTGTAGTCCTCAGCTTCTTGTAGAACCTCTGTTAGTTGTTCACGCAAGGACTTCTGTTCAATGAAGAGCACCTCCAGTCGGCCTCGTGCGGCACTAGTAGCCACCCAGGCAAGGAAGCGTCTTGGTTTGACATAAGTCCCGTCGATCTTTGGCCGGTCTGGTTTGGACCAGTCGGTTTCTCTAGCCAGGTCTGCTGGTTGCCCAGGATGAGTGCGAGTAACGACGTAGCCATTAAAACGAAGGTCACCAGTCTTAGGGTCA